TAGATGACATACCTCGGGAGGAGGTCGACCATCTCGTCAACGGAGAGTTCAAGGCTGAAAAGGTTACGACAGGAGAGGAACACGCGATGACAGTTGTAACCAGCCTCGCGAAGCTGTGAGAAGTGCGCGTCGAGAGCGTCGAAGTTTCCATCCGCGAAGAACTTAAACGACTGGAAGCTTGTCGCATCCTTGATGAAATGACGCGAACCGTCTGCGAGCTTGAACCACTTTCCGTCGACGAAAATCTGCTGAACAGGCGGGGCGACCACCGCTGGCCACATTGTAACTTCGCCCATGTCAGGAAGGCAGGCAACCCGAATGCGGAGATCGTGGAAGCCCTTTGCCTCAAGGTCGATGTAGCATCCGTGGCCTTGACGAGAGAGTGGGAGATTCCTGAACTCGACACGCTCTGCTCCCTGAACACCAGGATAGTCGACGCTCAGGTCAGTCTCGATGCAGAGGGAAGCACGGAGACCAGGAATGAGATTCCGATCCTTGTCGCAGACCGTCAAGTGGCCTACGAAGGTCTTCGGTGGCGGATTGGGATTCCACTTCTTACTCATCGACCACCTTCTCTCGCGATTCCAGATAGGCGTGATTGGCTCGACCAACTTCCAGCCCATCGACACTGAATACTGTCTGCCAGTTGTTCTCTTTCTGATTGAACTCCGGCGTGACGAGAACAGTCCCGATGTGGGAGATGGGAGCACAGAGGTCGACGTAAATCTTGTAGCCCATCCCGCGAATCCTCATGCAGAATGAGATGTCGTCGCACCACTCCTCGTTGAATGGAGCGCCGAGAGTAAACCAGGGCTCGGGAACTTTTTCGAGCTCGGCTACCTTCGCGAGGAAGAAGCCTGACCCACAAATGTTGCACTCGAGCAAGCCCGGTTGGAGCTTTGCGAATGGGATGATCGTCATCTTCGCCGTCGTGTCAATCTGGTCGAACACGTTGGGATGGAACGGCTGAACCCTCCACGTGTAGAGCGCCGATACGAATGGCACCCCACGATTGAGCAGACGAAGGAGTGTATCCGGCGGAAAGACGTGGTCATCGTCGAGAAAGAGAACGTAGTCCAGCTTCTCCTTGATCGCGAGACGAATGATATCGTTGCGGCACCGAGCAGCCGAGTTGCCGTTCATCCTCGTAACGTGCCAACCTGTTGGACGCATGAGATGGTCGAAGCTATCCTGAAACTCCGCCGCGCGTGGTCGATTCCCGATGATGCCGATGAGTCCTGTCATTTTGCGTTTTCCTTTGGAGTTACGTTAGTTTTTACCTTGTCTGCCGCTTCGATCTCTGCGATGCGATTGTTCCAGTGTTCTTCCCGACGCTTGGCCTCGAACTGTGCGAGCTTCGTCTTGAGCTCTGATGCAACACTTCTCTGAACTGTCTGCTGACCCGGAGCTCGCTGAGCAACCGGCTGATTGAGTCCAAGGCGCTGGTCAAGGATCTCGCTCTGCTTTTCCAAGAGGGCATCGAAACGGTCCTGGTCCTTTGCGAGTAGGACATCATAACGGCCCTGCAAATCGGAAAGTCTTTCGCCCAATGAACGATTTTCGTACCTCGTCTCGGCTAGAGCATTCCGCAAGTAGACTACCTCGCGCCACAAGACCTTCTTATCTGCGCGCGAATCGAGACCGTACTCTAACTGCGCTGAATTTTCCCGAGCGTTTGACGGATGAAGCCGCACTTCCCCGTCGAAATTCCTTGTCGTAGAGGTCCATTCGTCGGTAGTAGTCGTTCCAGTTTCCCGTCTGCTGGAGGGCAGTAACGATTTCATCCAGCTTAGTGTGCTTTGAAAACTCTTTTGCAGAGAGATGAGTAATGTAGTCATCAACAGCTTTCAGGAGATAGCGGCCGCCGTCATAAGGATCGTCCCCAATGAACTCCGCAACGTCTTCGGCTTTCTTACCTTCCTTGTCAGCATAGACGCAAGCCGGAATAATCTTTCTGAATTCCTCGCAGCTCGCAAAGACTTGAAGTCTTGGAAGGTTCGTTTCGGGAGGATCGGGTTCGAATAGATTGCAGTATTCCTTGTAGGAGTCTGGTCCGAAGTTGCGGAGGATTGAGTATGCCTTCTCTTCTGAATAGCCATCCTCAGGGACGAATCGAATCGGTCGCGGTGCCCAACGCAGAAACTCGTGCATGACAGCTTTACCACCGAGGCGGTCATTGTCCGCCCTCTCGAATGGTAATCCTGTTGCCTCGATGATCTGCAGCGCAAGTGTCTTTTCCTCTCCCCGCTTACCCCAAGCCGAGGGATCTAGTTTACATTTAACGATAGCGTCTCGTTCTGGCTGAGTAAGACGTGCAATATCTGCTCCCCAGACAGCAATATTAGTTTTCTCCCAGACGCGCTCTCTATAGAGAATAGCCCTGGAATCTGGAGTAATTGCTGCCCATCCCGCCCAAGTTTTTCCAGGGTGATATCCCCAATCGACTGCGAGTATACGGGGTAGCCAACTTGGGAGATGGGTATCTTGGATAACGTGACAGGCGTTGTCTGGCTCGTCTGGAAATCGAACACCAAAGAATGGGTCTCTCCACTCGGTAAAAACTTGTCCGGCGAATACCCACCAATCTCCGAGGACCTTGGCTCGGTAATCTGCAGCGGTAAGGATCTTGAGCCGCTTGAGATATCCGGGGTCCTTCTCGAGGAGATGCGGATTGTCAGTTGGGAGTGCGCGAATAAAGACACGAGACGTTTCAATCTCGCGATCGTAGATGCGCTTGCCTCCCTCAGGTGCTGGCTCGATGAATCGTTTCCTAACCCAAAGGTGCCCGATATTTCCGGGGTTAGTAGCACAGCGGATGATAGGAGGGACACCAGATATAAGGGACCGAACGCGTGATGTAATATACTGGTAAACAGGCCACTCAAAATGAGTAAGCTCGTCAAACCCAATATACTGATACTCCGCCGTGTCATGACCCCAGGCATCGGCCAGATTCTCAATGTAGCTGAATCGAATCTGTGCGCCACTAGGGAAGATAGCGACGTGCTTAGACGCATCGTAACGTGCGCCCAACATCTTGTAGATGGGGACAGCACGCATGATGAGAGATTCTTCAAGCTGTGGAAAGCTCTCGCGAAAGAGGACTCCGTGGAATCCAGCCTTCTCGTGAAAGCCGTAGACGATAGGGAGCATGTAGAGTAATTCCGACTTGCCTCCACCGACGGCGCCTCCATAGAGTGCCTCGAAGAAGTCAAAAGGAATTTTAATGAACTCGACCTGCTTAGCATGGGGCTTCCAAACCCTATCGCTACGGCTTACGACTTGGACCGGCATTTTGACCAGAGCGGGGATTCATGATCCATTGCCCTAATCAGTCAGAAATCGACCTCCGGTAGCTTTACCGGCCCGCCGTCCTTCTGTCCTTCGACTTTCTTGACCACTGGAACACGCGCAGCGTCGGACACATTGATCCCCTGCTCGTCGACGAAGAGCTTCGTTTCATCTGCGCGCGGGTTGGTTGGCATCTCGAGGTTCTGTTTGATCGTCGCGCCACCGAGGATTGCCGGTTCCTCACCGTACTCGCGACCACCCTTCGACAGTTGCATGAACGTCGCTGCGGAGAGGATCGACTCGAAGCCTGAATCCCAGATGATGTAGTAGTCGGCGCCTCTGGCTTTCAGTTCGCCTCGACTCGTCGGGACGTTGATGAATCCCGGCATCGGTGGATACGACTTGAACTGTATCTCGGTGCCGTTCGCCAGAATGTAGCGCGTGAATCCCGTTGCTGTCATCGGAGTCTCCTATCTAGTAGGGAGGTAAGAGCCATCTGAGAAAGAGTAGGAACTTCTGCCACCGGCTTAAGGCTGGGTCACACGGGGAGCTGTCGGCGCGGCCGGTGCGACTGTCAATACCACGGCAGACAGCAAAGGAAAAGACACTTTGGCGCTCTCTCCACATCCTGTGATTCCTGCAGGACAGGTATTGATGATAGAGCCTTCATAGTGGATGTTGTCTGCTGCCACTGGCTCTGAGCGCGTCCAGGTGATGTAGCGGTAGCCGTTCGCGTTGAGCGCGGTTCCGACGGTCGCGGTGATTCCAGTGACCAGTGTGCCATTGCGATAGAGCTTGTATGCGACGGTGCCGACGATGGGAGCTCCTGTCGTTCCCTTATCGTTGTAGCACATGCCGAGGGTGAATGGCTGACCGGCGGTGACTGTCGCGACGCTTGCTGGAGTCGAGTCGCAAGGATGCTGTGCGTGCGCGGTCGACGGGATGAGCAGCAAAAGGAACAGGAAGGCCGCGGACATCGGCTTCTTCTTCTGGTTCATCTTGGCTCCGGCGCCGATGAGGGACATGAACGGCTTCTTCTTGACGTTCGTCGCTTTGGCCTTCATCGAGTCCTTGACCTCGCCGCCGACTTGCTTGCCAACCTTGCTTATGCCTTTTCCAATCATGCCAAAGATGCCCATGTCTGCTTCTCCTATCCCGAAATTAAACGACCGCAACCTGTTCAGATGGCTTGGGAATGACCACGACTTCGAGCGCCCTCTCACCCCGCGGAGACGATCTACGGACGAACATCACTCGATTCTTCAGGACCAACCGACCGAAGGCTTCCATATCGCCCTCAACCGAAGTCCAATGGAAGAAGTAGTCCTGTCCGTCATCTCCTGCGATAAATCCAAATCCTTTACCGAGCTTCCTGATCGCTCCGGTCAGCTTCGTCGGTGAATCCGTTGGTAATCCGTTAGATGGAGAAGATGTCATATAAGCTCTACGTTAGCATGAGAGTGTTTGTGCGCTACTGAGAAGTCGCGTACGTCGGAGTAACGTCGATGGTCGGTGCGGCCCCAACTTCGACGGTTTCGTATTCAGATGACTCGCTGGTCTCAGGCGCCCAGATGTGGAAATGAACTCCACCTGCGTCTACCGCTTCCTTCGGCGATACCTTATCCATGACCGTAGCCATGTCCTTGGCAATCGCTGAGAGCTCAGAAGCCTTTGTGACGTTTTCGAGTTTTTCGTCGGAGAGGAGTCGGAGTGTAGCAGATAATCTCTTGCCCGCTTTGATCGCGAGACGGTCCTTCATGTTGTCGAGGAGTCTACGCCGGTTGGCTCTGTAGGCTGTTTCGGTCGGAGGATGATTAAGAGCTTCACTCCCACCAGACAAGCCTCCGGAGTATGCGTGCGCGTTTCGAGGAGCAATGCCAGCGATCGCACCGGCTACTCTCGAACCAGCGATGACAGATACTTCGGCGATCCCTACCTGAGCTTGTGGTCTGCCTCGATAAGGTTGAGAAGATGTGCGCGGTCGAATCAGATCATCCAGGCGGGAAGTATCGAGCAGGCGTGTATCAGCAGACAGAGCGATTGGTTCATCAGGGTCATCTTCATCGGACACTGGAGATTCCAACGCGGGAGAAGGGGCCGTGTCGGTTTCGTTGACTTCACCAGGAACAGGAGTAACCAGTGAAGGGTCTCGAAACAGATTCCCTTTATCGGCCAATCGCTCTGTCGCTTCTCGTTTGGTGACAAACATGAGGATAAAAAGCGCCTACGTGATCATACCATAGAGCGTGGCCCAAAGTCAAATACGGCTGTAAGTTATTGAAAATAAAGCCACTTATAAGTCGTTCGCCCGGTGAATCACTTAACCTTATATATGTCGCGCAGATCGGGTAGAAATAAGGGTCCAGGAGTGGCTTGACAGTAGGTGTATGGGACCCATTGGTGAGGGATGGGGAAAGGAAAATTGCGTGCGATGAACCTTTACTCCTCGGGCGGGGTATGGGACCCTAGTAATGGCCTGTAGGGGGTGGGGTGGGGTCGGTTGGTCGGGCGGGGTCGGGCCATACAAAAATGTCGGGCGGTTCACAAATGTCTTTAGTCTATTGACTACTATGGCGCGCGTAGTGCTACGCTGTGACAAGTGCTAGGGAATGGCAAGTGCTAGGCGGGATCAAGTGCTACAGGTCGTGGAGTGCTTTACATTACAAAGTGCTTAGACAAAAAAAGAGGGGAAGGGTTGCAGTCCCCTTCCCCGGTAGCAGGTCGCGCCGCTATTAGACCGGCAGACCCTTTGCCTTGCGCTGTTCCACGACGTGAGCGCGTGCGGCCTCGAGAGAATCGAACAGACCAGCGGCGACCAGCGTCTCCGCGGCCTTTTCGATCACCTTGTCAGGCGATTCGAGTTTGCCCATGATGAACGCGCGGGCCGGAGTGCGGAATTCCAGATCGACCGCGTAGTTGAAACGGTCGCAGGCACCGATCGCCTTTTCCGCATCCGTTCTCTCATCCTTCCCCGTCTCTGGCTTCGGAGTCTGCGGTTCGATCTTCCCGTTGCAGAGCGCCGCCATGCCCTTCCCGTTGAGCGCCTCGGGAATGAGAATCGGGAGAACGATGTCGCCGTCTTCGTTCATGGGCAGGCCGGAAGCTTTCACCGTTTCGACGGGGATCTTGCCGGTCTTGAGCGCGGCAGCCGTGACGCGGGAAGTCTTTTCGACCAGCTTCACCGCGCCGGTCTCGATTGCCGCCTTGACCATGTCGGACGAGAGGTCGATGGGCGATACGAACGGATTTGATGTAATCACAAGAGACTCCAATCACATAGGCGTAATTGCCTACTAACAGAAACGATCATAGCACAAGGCAACCGCGCCGCAACAATTATTTTGGCCCCAGTGAAAATAATTTTTCTTTTGGCGCTTACAATTTTGGCATGGCGCAGCGTAGCGCATGGATGACACCGCGCCCAACCGCGCACAGACAGCTCTATAACTCTAGTCACAGTGCTCGTGACAATAGGTTGGTCTATGCTGTCTAATGAGCTGTGCTTCTAACCAGCCTGCAGACGCGTTAGTCTCACAGGGATAGAACTCAAAGACATCGTCGTCTAGTATCTGAGCGCGCTTACCGATTACATGATGCCCCCGAGCCGCACGACCTAGACCAGACACAGACATACCAATATAGAGGTATTGTCCGTTAGCTCGCTTCCAGGCATAGACGCCAATCTGGAATAGTATATTGAAGGTCTTACCAGACATTGTTTCCATGTTGTCCTCTTTCAGATGAGCTTAGGTTGGGCACGCCCTAATGATAGCATAGAATAGCCCACGAACAACTTAGCCCGCCCATAGAACGAATTATGATCCCATTCCGGCCCCTGTATACGTTCCCTAGCTTGCGCTGAATGTAGGGCATCGTCGTGGCTGGCATGAAAAAACATATCAAGAGGGTGGGGGACCAGAAAACCATAAGTAGTTCGCGCGCTGAAAGAGTTATAACGGACTGTATGGGACTCTATAGATATCGTTCGCTGCATCGTCTACAAATTCCCCAATATGATTCCAACAAAGACCCAACTTGATTCCAATAAAAACCCAACAAAAACCCAACAAAGTGTAATTCGTTCGATCCTGAATGTTTTGCGTAGTTTTAGCCTAGATCCAATAACTTACGGGCGCAGGGGGGAGAGACTAATAATAGGCGGGGTGGGTCTCCCACCGATAACTGTCCTCTTGAATTCTAGCCCTAATTCGGGGGTCTTGTCTGTGTATTTTATATATATATATAAGAATAAGACCTCCTCCGCCTAGCTATGGGGGGTTTTGGGAGTGCCTCCGACAATTATTACTCTCTCCCTCTTGATCCCGTAAACCTATGTGCGCGTGCGGGTTACGGGCAGAAAACTTGTTGGAATTATGTTGGAATTATGTTGGAATGATATTGGAGTCTTATTGGAATGATGTTGGAATTTTTTGAGAAGGAACAGCGAAACATTCAAAATCATTGGCATTTTTACATCTAGGCCGACTGACCAATGAGGGGGGTAGGGGTCGGTTGGGCGTTTGCCTTTCAGTCCTCTCTAGCACACTAGACAAACCCTGAAAAGCCGACCGACCACTATATGTAGGGGCGATCAAAAAGCGAACACTATATATGGTACTTGACAGCCATGTTATGCTGGTATTGGTGAAATCTATATTCGTTAGCTCAGTCGGCGCAGGCTGGATCGGCGCTCGTTTTCACTCCGTTCCAGCCTAGCCTAGCAGAAGGGACAAAGTATGGCATACAAGCTAACCTATTGGACAGTGAAGGACCAGGATACAGCCTACGAGCTGAAGTCGGTTAGGCTTCGGTCGGTGGTCGAAGTTCAATCCCTGAGCCTACCGCATCAACGGCCAGCAGGGACCGACTGCATCCTGCTCGAGCGAACCGACAAGACCGTAGGGCGTAAGAAAACGCCGAACCACGGTCAATACACGCGGGTCATCTTCATCAACGACAAGGCTCGTAACTGTTCGGGGATTTAGGAGAGCATATGGCACACGATAGTTTCTCTCAGCCCTACGCGGAAGGAATCGTCAAGGACGTTCGTGGGGCGTTGGCTCAGTATGACGAAGGGGCCATCATCGCAAGTGAGTTTCTGTTCCGAGCTGTAACTCTCTATTACAACTGGGAGAAGGAAGTCATCGCGGAGCACGACAAGGTCATGGCGATTCAACCCTCGTGGCTCATCGAAGACGGCAAGCTCGCTCTCGAAGTCGTTCAACTCAGTCTCAGCTTCTAGGAGTATATATGGCACAAGACAAGCGGAAAGACTCTCTCGACGACATTCTGGGCATCGACCCGTTCGCCGATGTCAACGATGACTTTGAGCGTTACCTGAAGGAGAAGACATGCGATACGCCAGTGTCAGAGATGACGACGACCGACAGGGACGACCCGGACCCGCTGTTCACTCCCAAGACTCCGGTGATGCTGGAAGCGGCGCTCAAGGACGGCATCCCCGTGGTAGTCATCCCGACTGTTCACGTTGCGGCGGACGAGTGGACAGCACCCTCCCCAAGCCCGAAAACGGTGGCCGAGGACGACGAGTTCACGTTCGTCCTTCCCTCAAGTGCTCCCGTTGCGGATTCTCTCCCAAATCCTGACGCGCTGGTCGTAGGCACGCAGACTCCCGAGCAACAGACTCAGCTCCACGTTCGTGGCAAGGAAGGTTATCAGTATATCACTGAGACCGTCGCGCCCAGCACCGTAGACGAGGAATGGAAGAAGGTCTTCATCGAGTCCTACAAGATGGGCGTGACTTCGATGTCGGCAGAGCAGATCGTTACGCGCTTTCATGATCTCGAGCGGACGATTTATCTCATCCGCGCTCAGCAACAGGGCATCCGGTTGTCCCTCGAAGATGTTCTCCAGGCCACTTCCATCGCCGAGCGTATCAGAGTCATGGAGATGGACAAGAAGCTCAAGATCAGAGCTGTCCGCAAGTCCGCTGACCCTGAGGGACGCAAGGGTTCCAAGCCCAAGACCGAGGCGTCGAAAGCAAAGGCGACGAAGAAGTATTCCGCCGCGGTCAAGAAGTCCATCGACCTCTACATCGAAACGTTCGGCTGGAGCAAGGCACAGATCACCGAGAAGTTCCTGTCTCTCGGCAAGCTGACTCAGGAAGCGAAGGACTATCTAGACGACTGCTTCTCGAAGTAGCTCTCGGGTCTGATTCGGACGAAAGGCATAAGTCGTTCACCCGGCGAACTATTTTCAGGAGTCAGTATGGCTAAGACTGTTCTGTCACTAACATGCCCGTTCTGTGGGTCCAAAGCAAAGGAAACGTCCCGTATGACGTTCGGGGCGGAGCTTTGGATCGACTTGGAGTGTGGGCATACACTGGTTCGAGACAGCATTCAGAGCGAGGAGATTTCGATTGTCAGTCGTGATGGTCGGACTCCGTTCCCGTATCAGATGGACGGTGCTAAGTTCATCGAGGCTGCCGACTGTAACGGCTTGATCCTCGACGAGCAAGGCTTGGGGAAGACGGTCCAAGAGTGCCTGCTCCTCGCACGGAATAAAGAGCAACTCCTACCGGCCCTAATCGTCGTCAAGTCGGGCCTACGCGCACAGTGGATGGTCGAGGTGTTCCGTTGGACAGGGATGGTCGCTCAGATCATCGAGAAGTCGACGGATAAGCCGTTCTTCGATCACTTCGACATCTTCATCGTCTCCATCGACACGCTTCGGCTCATTCGTCCTGACATCAAGGTCGTTACTGAGATGGACATGGCGATGGCTGAGCGTGCGGGCCGGAAGATCCCTAAGCAACCTAAAGCTCTGTGGGGACCGGACATCTGTTCACGCTTCAAGCACGTGTGCATCGACGAGATTCAGAAGGTCAAGAATCCTGGGGCGAGTCGGACGCAGGCTCTCCGTAAGATTGTGGCCGAAGCGAACGGTGGACGTAAGGCTCGTGTTATCGGTCTCTCTGGCACGCCGATTGACAAGCACGCAGGCGAGTATTTCGTCGCGTTGAACCTCGTGAGGCCGGAGCTGTTCCCGTCGCCGTCGACCTATCAGATCACGCATTGCCGGGTCAACCCTGAGACAGGCAAGATTGGTGGTCTGAAGAATCCTGAGCGATTCCGGGAGCTTACTCAGGACTTCATCATCCGTCGCAAGCGGGCTGACGTTCTACCTGACTTGCCGAAGGTGTTCCGACAGTTCCGACTGGCCGATCTGGAAGGGGGCGAGCTCGAAGCCTACATCAGAGTGGTCAAGGAGTTCAAGGAATACATGGAGGACGATAAGCCGAAGATCCCAACGGCTATTCTCGGATTCCTCAGCAAGATGCGGCACATCACGGGGATTGCAAAGGTTCCCGCTGCGTTCGACTTCTGTGTAGAGTTCATGGAGGAGTCAGAACGGCCTCTCACCGTGTTCCTTCACCATCAGCAGGCCGCCGCCGAGCTTATCCTCAGACTTGAGAAGTGGTGTATCGAGAATGACGAGCCGATGCCGCTCTATCTCAGGGGCGGTATGACTCTCAAGGCGCGCGTCGAAGTCGAGGAAGCGTTTCGGCAGGGGAAGTCTCGTATCTTAGTCGCCTCTACGCTCGCCTCATGCGAGGGGCTCAATCTCCAGTTCTGTCAAGACTGTCTGTTCCTGGAGCGCCAGTGGAATCCTAGCAGCGAGGAGCAGGCGGAGTCACGCTTCCCGAGGCCCAGACCTGAGGACCCGTGGCCTGTCGGTGCGAAGATCATGGCGCACTACCTCATCGCGGCTGGCACTATCGACGACTTCCTGACCGAGATTGTGGAAGTCAAGCGTAGCAACGTGGCGCAGACTCTCGACGGCAAGGAAGTTGAGTGGGATGAAAGAT